TTATAAAAGTAAGGTAAGTAAGGGTTAGTAGGGTAAGATCTAAAAGATAAGGAAAACAGCATGAAATGTATGATACTATGCACCCGTGGTTAACTCGCGAGGAAACACCCAATGATTGAAGTTAAAGTTAACAAGGTCGATCCACAGTTACGGATGGTTTTCGGCTGGGGTTCGATTTGTAAAAAACGTAATCAGGAAACGGGTCAGTTAGAAATCTACACCGACACCGACAACGAACAATTCCCTGAAGATGTAACGTTAAAAGCATGGCTGGATTTCATGAACGGCGATCAGCGGATCATGGATAACATGCACAACGAACAACCCGTGGGTAAAGTGGTGTTCGCTTTTCCGATGACCGAAGATATCGCCGCAAGTTTTGGACTGGTTGAAAAACTGGATCAAACAGGCGTTATTGTTGGTACGCTGATCACTGATGATGACATTCTGAAAAAATTTCAGTCTGGCGAATATACCGGTTATAGTATCGGTGGAACTGCTTACTATGAGGACGTTGAATAATGCGTACTGATGGCACTAACCATTTACGCCGGGCGCGGTCAATGAAAATTGGCTTTCTGTCCGGTGTGACCAAACCAGCGCATGAAGGCGCAAACGCCCTTATGCTTAAATCCCACGGTGAAACACCCGGCGAAGCCCTGCTGAAATCTGCGTTTAGTGCGGCGCTTGCTGAACAGCAGCTGGAACAGCAGGTGAACCAGTTCCTTTCTAACTCATGGGTGCTTAATGAAGCGCTTCGCGAGTCAGCAGAGGATATTGCAAAAGATGATTCAATTACTGATAAACAAGCAGCATTGCGTGACGCAGTAAATGAATATATTATAACAATGCAGCAGGCCGCTGGTATTTCGCTTAATAAAGCGAAGGGTGGTAAAACAGAAGGTAGTGAAGTATTCCCGGCATCCGATTACGCTTATGTACCGGACCCGGAAAAACCTTCAACCTGGAAACTTCGTTTAACCTCCACGCCCGGCGGAAAACCTGATTCACGTATTGTCGGCGCTGCACTGGCTGCATTAGGTCCAGGGTATCGCGGTAATAAGGTTGAAATCCCTGAAGCTGATTTAGCAGGTGTGAAAAGTAAGGTTCGGGCCGCGTGGAAAGAATTGCACCCGGATCAAGAAATCCCCCAGGTTTTAAAAACGGCAGAGGAAATTGAAATGTCCGAACTGGAAAAATACAAAGCTCTGGCTGAGATGAGCGATACCCACAAGGCGTATCATGATGCTCTGCCTGAAACCGATCAGGAAGCGTTCCGTAAAATGGACGCAACCGCCCGCGACGCTCTGGTAGTTATGGCGAAACAGGCTGATGAATCTTTTACTACCCTGGCAGGCCAGGAAGTGAAAAAATCCGTAGCTGGCGCGATGTATGACGTTCTGAAAACTCAGGACGAACAGATCCGTAAAGCACAAACTGAAGCGGCGCTGGCGAAAGCTAAAGAAGTCGTTAATACCGACTTTGCACATATTCCGGGTGAAGTTGTCCAGAAAACCGCGATGGTCATGGCGCTGGATAAACTGCCGGAAGCTGATCGCACTTTCCTGGTTGAGAAACTGAAACAGGCTGATACCCTGTGGAAAGAACGTAAAACGCCTGCAGCACCAACCGGTGGTAAAGGTTCCAGTGCGTTTGAAGATCTGGTCAGCGAATACATGAAGAACAACCCAGGCAAAACCCGTGCACAGGCCATGCAGGCCGTCGCATCGACCAAAAAAGGCCAGGATGTTATCGAAACCATGCGAGGTGATGAATAATGGCTACTAATAGCAAAATCTACTGGAACTATGAGCGCCCGACCCGTGCTGTTGCCAGCGTAGCGATCGCCGCTGGTGTTGGCCTGGTGCTTGATACCAGTCTGGGCGACACCAACGCATGCGTACCGAAATACAAACTTCCTGCTGCTGGCGGTCGTATTGACGGCGTAGCACTGGACGATGTAGCGGCTAATCAGTTCTTTGATCTGGTCAACGAAAAAGAAAAATTCGTTCCGATTAAAGCGGCTGCGGCTTTCGGTGTCGGTGTTGAACTCGCAGTAACTGCCGCTGGTAAATTCCATACTGCAACCACGGGTCAATTGGTCGTGGCAATTTCGCAGACCCAGGCCACCGCTGCGGATCAGGTTGTTACGGCTTTAGTCCGTGCGCCGTACGCTAAAGCATAATCAGGAGCAAATCAGATGAGCTATAAACAGAATTTCCGCGACGTTAGCAACCCGGATCTATTCCTGTCTAACTTTTCGGTAGCGTACTGGCAGGATACATCACTGTTCGTCGGTACTCGTTACTTCCCGGTTGTTCCGGTAAACCTGGCGGCTGGTAAGTATCTTACCTATCCGAAAGGTTATTTCGGTCGCCCGGTTAACTCGAAACGCGCTGAAGATGGTGTTGCCAACACTATCGGCTACAAAACCAAAAGCGAAGGCTATACCGTCGATGACGACGCGATCCGTATTTTTATCTCTGATAAAAAACGCGCAAACGTCGCAAACGGTCAGCAGCTGGATATGGAAGCAACAGGCGTTGTTACCGATGCACTGCTGATCAACAAAGAGATCGACTTCGTTTCTAAGTTCCTGGTGCCGGGTAAATGGGCAACTGACTATCAGGGTGTTGCATCTGGTCCTACTGGTAACCAATTCCTGAAATGGTCTAATGCCAACTCTGACCCGATCGGTGATATCCTGTCTCGCCGCGTAGCGTTCTCGCTGGCAACTGGTGGTCGCCGCTGGAACAAGGCGCTGATGACCCTGGACGTTTACGACGCTCTGACCCGTAACCCGTCGGTGATCGACCGTATCAACGGTGCGTCTACCAGTCAGAATCCGGGTATTGTGACCCAACAAGCGCTGGCCGCTCTGCTGGAAGTCAACGAGATCGAAATTATGCAGTCCGTGGTTAACATGGCTGCTGACGGTCTGGAAGATACCGACGGTAACCCGCTTACCGATATGCAGTTTGCAGCCGAAGGCGTGCTGATGCTGAACTATGTTGAACCGACTGTGGGCAATATGAAGCCTATCGCAGCTGTTACCTTTGCCTGGAATGAGTTTGTCGGTCTGGGCATTGATAACGGTCCGGCGATCCGTACCTATCCGGGTGTTGAAGGTCGTCGCGGTAACTTTGTTGAAGCAGAGTTTGCGATCGATACCCAGATGGTTGCACCGGATATGGGTATTCTGTTTTACGACGCTGTTTAACAGTCTGCCGTAATCACAAAGGGGTGGCTAACGCTGCCCCTTTTGCTTATGTGAGGTTTATCATGAAAAAAAACGAATTTGATCCGTCAGCTAAATATCGTTTCACCCGTCCTATGAAATGGAACGGTAAATATGTTGGTACGGGCGATTTATTACCCGATGATGGTACACCGATCGGAATCCTGCGTTCCCTGTTTAAGATGCGTCAGATTGAACTAGCTGACGGTTCTGAACCGGAACAGCAACCGGAACAGCAACCGGAACAGCAACCGGAACAGCAACCGGAACAGCAACCGGAACAGCAACCGGAACAGCAACCGGAACAGCAACCGGAACAGCCCGGCGCAGTAGCTGAAATCCGTAATGAAGGTTCTGGCTGGTACAACGTCTACATGGGCGGGATGCTGATCAGCGAGAAGAAATTACGCAAAGATGACGCTGAAAAATGGTGTGAAGAAAAAGGTTTGACTTACAATATTTCTTAACGTATTGTTAGTTCAAGGCGACGCTGATTAGATAGAACTGCATAGCAGACGCTGTTGAAAACCTTAGCCTTTACAGTCCAGACGATATCTGAGTGACTTTAAAAACTGATGGGAGTCGGTGGAAGCCCGGCAAAATGACAAGGAGCTGAATATGATTTGGTTTATCTTGTCGCTACTGTTTCTGTACCGCCTTGTATCAGGAATAGTCCCATTGCTAATAATTTTGCCTGAAATGGCGATCCAGTTAATGCGGTCATCACCGCGATTAACGCAGAATTCTAGGTTCTGTTGATAGCGACAAAACAAGGCTAATTTGAAGATTTACCAAATTGCGGTCGTAAGACTCTGGACGCGTAACCAGAACACAACAGATCAGAGAACTGAGGGGCGCAGTTACCCCGAGCCACTATGCTGTTAGTCAGTTCTCTTATCGTTGTGGTGAAGTACAAGATGACAGTGCTGATGAATCGGGGACATCAAAACCCTTGAGCCGGGTCATATGGGGACGGCAACAACGCGACTTCAGCCACCACATGTGCGAATCACACCAACAGGAGGTGATCGCTATCTTGCTGGCGGGCAAGCCGCAAAGCGTGGGTAAAGCACGTTGTGAAACGTTCTGAACTGCGTAAAGAATTAACCCAGAGCCATGCAATTATTCGCCGTCTGTTTAAGACGGCTTTTTTTCGTGCTAAAATAATGAAAACTATTCTGTACAGGTGACCACATGGCAATCACAGTTGAAGGTATCCGCAATTTAATTAACGTTCCTGACATCAGTGATGAAACAATTCAGTGGTACATCGATAACGGCTATACAAACCCGTTAAGTATCTGTATCGCACTTTGTGATTATATGGCTTCACTGGTTAGTAACGACACTGATATTAAAGTTGGTCCTATTTCACTTTCTGGTAGTGATGCAGCTAAAGCCTGGAACTTGCTTAAAAAAGATTTTATTTTGCGTTTGAATACCGGGACGGATCCGGGTGGTTCAGGATTTGGTTTAGGGTTTGGTGTTGGCGGTATCACATTAACTGGTCAGGGTATGCCACCTGCTATTCAGCGTGGGCAGTTTGATAACCCACCTATCACGCTTGAGAACAACACTACACGCATTAATGAAGGTGAACAGTAATGTCCGATCAACGTAACCGTGTTTTAGCAGGTGTGACCCGTGCACTCGCAGAAGTGGGCGAAGATCTGACTGTATCGCGTACTGTAACCACACCAAACCCCAGTAACCCCACGCTGCCCGGTGTGACAGAAACTACGGTTCACAGTTGCCGTGGTTATGTTTACCCACTGGAAAAATGGGATCCGTCAACTATGACGCGCAACACCGTGACAATGGTCATTATGGACACAAAATCTTTTGACCCGCCTTTTGTACCCGAACGTGGTGATGTGGTAACTGATAACCGTGGGCGTGAATACAGGCTGTTAGACCGTCAAAATCCGCGTTTGCTGGGTGATGATATGGCATTTATTCATCCTACAGGCGCTGCATAATGGCACGTAACGTTAATGATATAAACCGGATCACTGGTGTCTTTAAAGACATTAAAGCTGATTTACAGGATTTCACAAATCGTGAGGTTATCCGGTATGTTTTAACGTTACGTAATATTTTAATCAGTGAACCACCTACAGGTACACCCATTGATACGGGATGGGCATCTAACAACTGGTGGTTCGATCAAGGTCAACCAGCTAACAGCCCTTCTACAGCATCTGGTGATGTTGCAACCAGTAAAGCACGTATTGAACAGGATACAATAACGATCAGCAGCATTGTTGTTAATGGTCAGTCACTGCACATAACGAATAACGTTCCATATATCGGTGTTCTGAATAGTGGTAGCAGCTTACAAACACCATCCGGGTTTGTGGATCGTGCTATTTTAACAGCCGGAATTATGGTGAGGTTCAATCAATGAAAATCTCTGATGTATCCGGGGTTGTTTATAATCGTGTTCTGGCTAATCTCCCCGTGGAGATAACACCAGATCGTTTTACGATTGCATCTGGTAATCTTCCCGATGACACAACAAAGAAGCCTGGACTTATTTTAACGCATAACCCCGGCCCGTGGGCAATTACTACACTGGGCGGTGATGGTGTTTGTCGTCGCCGTTTACGTACAGGGAACGTTTTTTTACAGGTGCGCACTCCTGCACAATACGGAATGGACACGTTAAGTCTTGATATTGCTGATCGACTGGCGCGTTTGTTTGAAGGTATCTGGCAGGATCGCCCGTTACTTTATACAGGTGTTGATGTAAGATATGTGGGACGTGATAATGCCTGGTTCCTCGCGAATACGGTTATCACTTATGAATTCGAAGAAGTCTATTAGCGAATGAGGAACCAAAATGGCTGAGTCAATTTTTAACTGTAATCAGGCCAGCGCGGCAGACGTTAACGCAACCCGTCTTTCTGTGGCTAAGATCTGCGAGCCTGTCAGCAGTACACCCTGGACTGTACAGCAACCGAACGAAATCAGTTCGTATTCTGCTGACATTACCAAAACTCAACGTACCCCGATCAGCACTGACCGATCCGCGCGGAAAGGCACTGTAACCAATATTGAAGTTGCGCCAGGGTTTCAGACTGATATCACGCTGGACACATTCCGTTACTGGGGTGACGGCTTCCTTTACAGCCGCTGGATGGGTGCCGGGGCTATCGATATTGATGTGATCAGTGTTGATAGCGATAGCTATACCGTTGCCGCACTTGCAAGCGCATTACCCGCCGGAACATTGGTTTATGCTGCCGGATTTATGATGGCTGCAAATAACGGTCTGAAAACGGTTGGTTCAGGCAGCACCACTACCGATATTAACGTTACTGGTCTGGTAGCTGAAGCATCCCCGCCAGCTACTGCACGTTTGTACGTGGTCGGTACAGTCGCTGCTGCAGGTGACATTGCAGTAAATGCCAACGGTCAAATCACGTCAACCACGCTTGATTTTACCACGCTGGGGTTGATTCCGGGTCAGTACATCTACATTGATGGCTTCACCCAGACTGTTACCAGTAAATTAGCGCGGGTTGTTTCGGTAACAGATCACGTGCTTACTCTGGCAAGCAGTGAGTTTGTAACCGAAGTCGGTACAGGGAAAACCGTTAGTATTTACGTATCCAGTTTTGTGCGTAACGTTCCGGTTGATTCACCGGATTTCGTGAAAACTGAATACACGATGGAAGCGCGTTATAACACAGAACCGGAAATTTACGAATATGCTCGTGGTGTCAGCGCTAACCAGATGACCATCAACGCGCCATTGACTGAAAAAATGACAATGGATCTGACGTTTGTCGCACAGGATTTGTCAGAGCCTGTTGATACTCCGCTGCCGGGTTCTGGTTATTACGATTTCATTGAAAACGAAGCGTATAACACGGTTACTAACCTCAATCGTGTTCGCCTGACCGGGATCGATGAAAGTGGGCTTTCAACCTATTTGAAAGATACCACCATCACGATCAACAACAACGTATCGGGTGAAAACACGCTGGGCCGCATGGGTGCCACGTTTACCAACCTGGGTAATCTGGAAGTCACTATTGATACTGAAGCAGTGATGACTGATGGCGCGGTACTTGCGGCGATCCGCAACAATACTACCGTTACGTTTGAACTGGCGGGCGTTAACGGTGACGGTGCATTCGTGGTTAACATTCCTGCTATGACGCTGGGTGATGGTTCGAAGAACCTGGCGACGGGTGAGAAGGTTAAAGTAACAGTATCAGGTACAGCCCATGAAGAAGCTGGTCTGGACTTCATGATCGGCTTCAGCCTGTTCCCGTATCTGCCAACTCTGTAAAAGAACTGCCCCGGTTAGTCCGGGGCTTTTTATATCTTACCTTCCTGCATTAAACCTTCAACAACAGTCATTTTATAACGTGGTGCTTCCCATTGTTGAAGTGCTTTTTCTGCACCTTTTTCTGTTTTATACGGTTTGATACTTGTTAAAATAGCGGTTGTAATTCCAGCACCATAGCCATAGTCTGTTTCCTGACAAACGCGAAACAAACCATTAATTTGCTTAACTACCAATCGTTTGAAAGCAATATTACCGGTTTCTTTATTGGTATATCGTTGAATTAAGCGTTCCATCATCTTACCCTCAGTTCGTTTCGTTGTGATAACTATACCTTCCTGTCTGCAATTCGTCAAGAATTATTTTAAATACCTTGCGCAATTCGTACAGAACTATTACTATCAACGTGTCATCTAACATAACAGGTAAACATCATGTCCAAGTTTGATCATCTTAAAAAAGCACTTTCACCGTTGGTTTTGAAAGCCTCTGCCGAACTGATTCTGAACGAAAATTTCAAAATCATCGTGTTGAACCTGAACACCGCTAACCAGGCGTATAACGCTGCTGTTGCGAACTACATGAAAGGTCGCGCGGCGCTTCCTGAAGATTTTTTTGAACGTCTCTGGAAGCAGGAGTATTTCCCGCAGGGGATCGAGTTCGTCGCTAATGTCCTGATGCTGGACTGGGTATTGTTGTCAGAAGATGACACGCCTGAACCGTTCAGCCCGGAAGAAGCGATTGAACTGATGAACGATGATCGGTTTGGGCCGTCCATTTATGCGCGGGTGATTCAGTTCTCCATCAACTCCGCAATGTTTAAAGACGACTGGGAGAAACAGATCACAAAAAACTAATTGACTTCCTCCAGTGGAACCGCAAAACAGACGGCGATGATCTGGACTGGGTTGCACAGGGGGCTGCAGCGCGTGGTAAGGCCGTTCCGGCAGTAATCAGCAATCGTCCGGTATTACGTCGCGATGCTTTGTTTTACTGGAATGCTTACCTTGATCTGATGACGGCTGACTGGGGAACCTGTGAACGTTATGCCCGGTGTTATAACGTTGACGCTCAATTCCTGTGGTCATTACTGATTAAATTACGCGCTGTTGGGTCAAAGTAGTCACGGGGTCACGGTTGAGTTAAACTATTCGTATCATCGTTTCAGGAGGCTTGACCGTGGCCCAATATCCTATAGATATAAAGTTAGATACCGGGTCTGCTGACCGCGATCTGAAAAATCTTAATACTCAGTTAGATCAAACTGAGAAATCAACAATAGCCGCAGCACAGGCAGCAAACCAGTTATCTGCTGCTGATCAACAGGTCGCTAAAGCATCCCAGCAATTAGCCCGACAACAAGTACAACAGGCTGCTAAAGCGGCTGCTGTTGCGCGTGCTACTCGTGAGGCTGCGCAGGAACAATCGCGCCTTTTAGCCACACAGGGGGCTGCTGCGCGTGCTGCTGGTGAAACGGTCAATAACCAACAGAAGTTTGCAGATCTTGCTAAAACAATTAAACAAGCAACTGCTGATGAAAAGAAAGCAATTGACGATCTGACAAACAGCCTTAAAAAACTGGATAGCCAGCAGAATAATACAAACCAGTCAGCACAGAAAACCAATACTGCATTTGATACTATCGCAACGGGTGTTAAAGGCTTTATCGGTTTACAGGTCGTAAGCACTGTCGCTGAATGGGGTAAGGCTTTCATCGATACCGCATCTCAGGTTGAACTTTTACAGAGTCGCATTCAGCTTTATTCAAATACATCTGTTGAAGCAACACAGATTTTTCAGCAACTGGTACAACAGGCTAACCGTGCGGGTACAGATATTAATGCTGTAGCCAACAGTTTTCAGCGTTTTGCGGCTGCTGGTAAAGATGCCGGGATCAGTAATCAGGTTATTCTGCAGTTCACCGACAACCTGCAGAAAATGGCGCGTATTTCTGGCGCATCATCACAGGAAGCATCTGCCGCTATTTACCAGTTATCACAGGCGTTTGCGTCTGGTCGATTACAGGGTGATGAATTCCGGTCTGTTTCGGAACAGATGCCTACTGTTTTGCAGGTGTTAGCTAAACAGTTAGGTGTCACCACGGGTGAATTAAAACAAATGGGTTCTGAGGGACTCATTACCCGTGATCAAATGTTGTTGTTAAACAACGCCACTGACGATATTAACGCACAGTTCGACCGTATGCCGCGTACCGTCGATCAGGCTGCTACAGCGTTGCAGAATAACCTTTCTGTGGCTATCGCTGAACTGGATCAGCAGATCGGTGCGTCTAAGTTCCTGGCGAAATTTCTCGATTTACTGGCAGGCGGTGTATCCGGGGTTACTGACCTGGTCAAAGCCGCTGGTGAAATTGATAAAATGGCGCAGGCTACAAATAACCTGAACGCTGTTACCAGTCAGCGTGAATCGAACCTGAAAGAGATCGCGGATCTCGAAAAACAGATCCAGAATGGTTACACCACGCAATCAATCGGTGGTTATACCAAATTTGTTAATAATACCGCTGATGCACAAAAACGCCTGACTGAACTTAAAAAAATTGATGTTCAGTTAACAAAACAACAGGTAGACGCACAACGTCAAGTAACACAGGCTACCCCACTGGGTAAAGGTGTTGCTGAAAACCTGGCATCACAGGCAAGCAAGTTAGCATCGCTGAACAAAAGCGTTACGGCTGCTGGTCGCCCTGATGCCGATGCAGCCAAACAGATTAAAAACCTGCAGGAACAGTTCACCTATACTAAAGCGCTTGCTGACGGTAACTATGAACTAGCCGCTGCTCAAAAACTGGGTAATAAAGCCACCAAAGACCAGATCTCTTCTTACGCTGCATTACTGAAACAGCAGGCAGAGTATAAGCAAGGTCTTAAAGATGATAAAAAAGCCCAGTCAGAGGCCGCAGCAGCAGCAAAACGTGCACAGAAAGAACTGGAACGTAATCAGGCTGCGAATGAAAAATATTTAAAAACACTTAACGATAAAGTTAACGCAGGTCAATACGATGTTGAGCTGGCCCGTGAACAGGTTCAGCTGAGTCTCACACAGGGTGCATCAGTCGATCAGCTTACAGCAGCCTATCAGAAATCGTATCTGGTACAGCAGCAGTTAACGCTACAGTCACAGCAGGCAGAGGCACAATCACGCCTGAATAAAGATGCTACTGATGCTGAACGTAAAGCGGTTGATGAACAGGTTGCAGCGCTTCAGCGCCAGCAGGAGGCTAAACGTCTTGCTGCGCAGGTTTCCCAGGTTCAGAGCGATCTTACCAGCACGTTAAACCCGGTCCAAAGTCAAATGGACCAGATTAATGAACAGGAAGCACAACGTTTAACCGTTGCTGAACAGGCGCGTCAACAGGACTTGATTAACGAACAACAGTACCAGGATCTGAAAACACAGATCATGATGGCTGGCGAACAGCAACGCAATGATGTAATGACCGCTAATAATGCGATGTTGCTGGGTACGACTGGTGATCTTTTTGGTGGTCTGGCTGATATCCTGAAAAATTCACAAGGTGAACAGTCAAGCATCTATAAAACGATGTTCGCAGCAAGTAAAGCATTCGCCATTGCACAGGCGTCTGTTCTCTTGTGGGAAAACGTCAGTAAAGCAATGGCTGTTGGTTTCCCGCTTAACATTCCATTCATCGCAGGTGCTTTAGCACAGGGTACGTCTATTTTAAGTAGCCTGTCATCTGTTACCGCGACTGGGTTTGCAACGGGCGGTTTAGTTACGGGGCCGGGTACAGGGCAAAGCGATAGCATCAACGCCCGTTTAAGCAACGGTGAATTCGTCAGCACTAAACAGGCAACAAGCCGCTATCGTGATACACTGGAGGCCATGAACCGTGGCACCTATACGCCAGGCTCAGAAGGCGGATCAGCACCTAACGTACAGGTTCATAACTATGGTGGTGAGCGGGTACAAGTTAAACAGGGGTTGACCCGTGACGACGTGGTTCTGATTATCGGTGAAGAATTCCCGCGCCAGTCTGCTGCCCAGTGGAATAACCCTTACAGCCAGACTAATAAATCATTCAGATCAAACTATGATGTGAACAGGAAACTTTAAATATGGCTACCACTGACGATTTACCACGGCTTGAGTATGGGGGCGAAATGGTTCGCCCTGCGCGTGATAACTATAACTATAACCCTCCCTGGGGTGCGACGAAATCAGATATCGCCGGGACACTATCACGGCTGGGACGTAGTGCTTTCGGTGGTCCGGCGGATGTTTCCTGTACTGTTCAGTTGCATAGCCCGGCAATGCTTCAGTGGTGGGATGATTTTTATAACCTTGAAATTGCTGAAGGTACGAAGCGTTTCGTAATGGAACTGTTTGTGAACGGTTTTATTCAGGAACATGTCGTACAAATCGTATCGCGGCCAGCAGCAGCTACTGTTGGCTGGAAAGGAAGTATTGACCTGCAGTTGCAGGCAGTACCAATTATCGATCGCTGTGCTATGGCATCCCGCTTACTCATTACTAAATGTCAGGGTGACCACTCATCTTGCTATATTAATGACTTGATTGAATTAGGTTTATCTCTCAATAACGCCTGGACACCAGAATGAAAGACGAACTGAAAGAACTATTAACAGTTGCCACGACAGGTAAAGGAGTGGTTGACGGCATAAAACTTAACCATAGTTCCTGGCCGCAGCCGCTTTATATCACCAGTGTTTACCCCGGCTTTACGGCAGTACATGAAGATGGTCTGGAATATGATTACGAATATATTCCTATGTCTGTTAAAAAAGCGAACAAGCAAAACGACTTATCACAGGATTATAGTTTCACTATTCAGGATCTGAACGAGGTTGTTGGGGTTTATCTGGACCTGATACCGCTTGACAGTGAAGAAAAACCATCGGTGGAGTTGCGAACCTTCGTGTATCGTGAGGACGGATCTATTTCTGATATTCAGGATGGTCCGTATATGCTCGAATCGGGTGATATTACAACGGAACCGCAAGGGTGTACGTTTACCGCGACACCACCTATCACTAACTTTTCAGGAACAGGTGAACTGTATACCTTTGAACTTTTCCCCTCATTGCTGGCATATACATCATGATCGGCGATCGTTATGATGTTGATAAATGGAACTGTACACATGAAGTGAGTCAGTGGTACAGGTTAAATAACTATCCTCATCAGTTGCAAAGCGTCAATAGTAGTGAATGGGGTGTATCGTTCGTCAGATGGATGCGTAAGCGTTTTATGCCATTAGTTAAGCCTGAACAGGGCGCGTTAGTTTTAATGAAAAATCGTTGTTCTGGTGGGCTTCACGTCGGCGTTTGGGATGACGGTATGGTTCACCATTGCTATCAGCCTCCCGGTGATACACCAGGACAAACTATAAGAACACCTCTAAGTATAATAAAATGTTCTCATAAAGACGTGACTTTCTGGAGAATGAAAAATGTCTAAAGTTGTTTACCACACGGTACCGATTGAAAAAGCTGAAAATGTTGATTTTGGTGAATGGTTACTGAAACGCTGGCCTGTTGGATCTGTTCGCCCCCGTGGGTTACTTATTTTTAAAAACGATGAGAATATCACACATGAGTGGGTACATAACCCATCAATTTTAAAAGATCCTGACGCAACTTATCATATTTACGAATTACCACGCGGCGGTATTGTAAGCGCCATTACAGGTGTGATTGGCGCTATCCTTAACCCTATTTTAAAAATATTCACGCCGCAGGGTAACGTTTCGAATGCCACAATAAACAGTAAAATAAAGTCGTCTAACAACTCGTTACAGGGTCGTTCGAACGATTCCCGCCCTGGTGAACGAATTGCAGATATTCGTGGTATGGTCAGAGCATACCCGGATCTGCTAATGAACTACAATATTTTTAAAGACGGCACTGAGTTTGAATGTCAGTTTCTTTGTCTGGGTGCTGGGTCATATGTTACCGATGAAATCAGCGATGGTGTAACGCCCATTACAAACGTATCTGGTTCTCAGATTTCAATTTATGAACCAGGAACTGCGCCTGGGTATGGTTCACCCTCAACTGTTATTAACGGTGCTATCGATATCGCATCCTTCCCCGTGGTCATCGCTAAAGAATCAAATGAAGTTGATGGTGCTGAACTATTTCCGCCGAACTATGCAGACGTTAGTTCAGGGAATGTCACCTATACTATCTATTCTACTGGTCAAATAGATGCAATCAGTAATGATGACGATAACCCTATTAACTGGTCAGATCGTGTAGCTATCGGTGATGATTTTGTAATCTCTGGTTTTATCTCACTTGAAGAACAAATAGTGGGTGGTGTACCAACAGGCTTATATTACCTACACGACCTAAGCGGCACCTATCAGGTCACCGGAACATCTGATGATGGCGTATTGTTAGACGTATCGGGGAACGCTAACTGGTCTTTTCTTTCTTCTACCGGGCAAACACCATACACTACTGTTTATGATGTTGGCGGTGGTTTATATTCATTAAGTGCGTCATCTGGTGGTACAAAAATCACTTATAAACCGAGCATGGATACGACTCGCCCGTATAGTGTTGGTCCATACTTAATGATTAATTCACCAAAAATTCTGGTGAATGCTTATGCTCAAAATGGTATTTATCGCCGTCGTTATTATATTACACCGTTTGATGTAACTTTACGTGTAACTGTATCTAACTATGATAACCCGTCTGACCCTGAATATACTTTCGATTTTGTAGTTAAAGGGTCAACAAGTGCTACGGGTGCATCTTTACTATTTGACAATCCTTATCCTGACGCTGCATTTATCAGAATGCAGCGTATTACAGATACCACATTAAACGAAAGTATTTCGACTATCGATACTGTTAAATGGCGCGATATGTATGGCATTACTGATATTTCACCGCGCAGTTATGGTAATGTTACAACAATACATTCAGTAACCAAAGCAACGTCAGCCGCTTTAAAGTTAAAAGAAAGAAAGTTAAATATGCTTGCTACCAGAATTTATAATGGTAGTCCAAGTAGTAATTTTGCAGATGTTGTTATGTCGATGCATCTTGACCCACACTTCGGACGTCGTGACCTATCGACAATTGATGTTGATGCACTTTATGCAGTACAGCAACAACTGCTTGATTATTTTGGTGATCCTCGTGCTATTCAGGTTGGGTACACATTTGACGACAACGGGACCACCTACGAAGAAGCGTTGCAGACTATTTGCAATACAGTAAACGTAACACCATATCAGGTTGGTAGTGTGCTTTATTTCTGGCCTGAATTGCCACAGTCAGTATCTGCTATGCAGTTTGGACACGCATTTAAAGTACCTGATACTGATAAACGTACCCGTGCATTTGCACCACCAAAAGAATACACAGGTGTTCAGGTTAAATACTTTGACCACGATGAAAAATCATATCTTTACGTTACGATCGGTGAAGAAACTAACCTGAATAAAATAGATTTAGTCGCCTGCCAGTCAAAATATCTTGCTACTATCCGTGCCAATCGTGAGATGAATAAGTTACGTTATCAACGTATCACACACGAATGTACCGCGCTTAGTATCGGTTTACAGGCTACGCCGGGAATGCGCGTGGATATGATCGATAATACCAGAATGAAACAACATGAAGGGGTGATTGTTGATGTTGATGGTTTAACACTGACATTAAGCGATCCTGTTGATTTTGTTACAGGTAATACATATTCAATTACGATAACCGGGCGTTTGGGTACAATTGAAAATATCCCCGTTTTACCAGGGGATGATGAGTTTACCGTTATATTGCAATCAGCGCCCACGGAAGAGATTTACACCGGATGGTTACAGGACCGGACAAGTTACATTATCAGAACTGACGATGAGCGCAGCAAGCTGGCAATGCTGGTACAGACCATGGAACCTTCAGGCGCTGACAACAACTATCAGGTAGGTTTAACGTGCATCAACTACGATGCACGTTATTACCAGGATGACATTTAATGTGTGTATCACGGTCTTTAGTTGAAATGTGTATTAAAGACCGTGATAAGATCTATAGAAGGATCGTAACTGACTGTCTTTGTCACCATTTGTATTGGGCTTTTCCCTGCCTCCATAATCTCCTTTGAGTAATATAATGCTGCTATCATTTCTATAGAATACTCGGTTACCTGAACCCCATCACGTTCAACATTTTGGCAGAATATTGACGCTGAGTTAAATACTAAAAAACCACCTGTGACTTTTACACCATATTCAGTTTCGAAATCAAAATTTTTGCAGATCATGGATGTGTTTCCTCAATAAGTACCGATACCGACGACATTGACTGAATATGAAGCGTCGATACTTGCTGTTAATGTTATTTTAAGGTTACCAGATGAATCAATAACCACACCGGATGATGGGGCAAATACTAACTCTGAGCCTGCACTATGGAAGTTGCCTATTGCAGAGCAAGTAGAGTTTGCCGTAGTGTTATATGTACCACAAAACGTACCAAGAAGTTTTGATGTAGCACCGGGTGTTTGCACAGACAAGGAGATCAAATAGCCTTGGTTACCCTGAGCAAAAAGAGAAGGAATAGATAAAGTTTGCGGAGAACCACTACCCGTAATACTCCCGGCAGAACGGCGACCCATTACCCCTGTATGGCGCCCGTTTGAGTTTATAATTAACTGATTAGGACCGCCAACATAATTGAACCGGTATTCAGGTCTAAATGATGTTATACCATTTAAATGTAAGAACTGTCTCGGGGTGATATCCTTTATGCTGTCACCGGTTGACTGTGACCCGATCATGAACCCCTGGCTTTCAAAAACACCAGAATCATTACCTACATACATTAAACCTTCGGCATTCGCGCCTGTAATACGTAAAAGCCCTCGATATGCCTGATTGTGGATCATAGCCTGCATGGCTTGTATTTTGTTAAAACCTACTGCTGAGAAATTAGCGTCAAGAGGGTTTGTCGGTGATACATACCGATCGCACATAAAAGGTATAGTAGACGTATCAGGTATAACACCCGTGTTATTCTGAACACGCCATTGCCCGGTTGTTGACCAGTTCCCATTATTTTTAACCGCAGCATCACCTTCAAAATATAAGATATCATTACCGCTTCTTGACCCATTATTCAAGATAGCTGTTGCTGTTGCCGGACCAAAGAATGTGATCCCCAGGTTAGCATTATAAAGGTTACACCCAACGCCTATATCAAGACCTGTTTGACCTGCAAGCATGTTAATAATGCAATTATCGAAAGTGACTCCGTGAAAGGATGAATCACTACCATCTGTTCGAAACTTAATAGCTACCGCGTTATGCTCTAACCAAAGAATATTATTTCTCGAAAATTCCGTAAAAATCCCTGCGGCAGAGGCGTTTGAAAAGCTAAACGCCACCCCAAACCTATAAATACCTATATCACCAACAACCGGTTCTGTTATACCGTTCTGATATATAGCCTCTCCGGCGAATTCATTTACTGGATATAATGAATAACCCCCCGTTTTTATGTTGGTAGGGAATCCAGAGGTGCCTTTAATTGACACTGCGCGGCCTGAGTGGTTAACAATGATTTTTGTTGAATAAATACCACCGCCAAAAAATGAGGCTCCGCGCCATAAATTACCGGATGTAACCGCTAGTGCTAATTCCTCTGAGACAAGATACGCCTTTCCATTTTGAGGCTCTGGTGCCCATACCATACCGTTAACTGCCTGCGCTGCGGTAATTGCGGCCTTGAATGCCGCGGTATTATCGGTCCCAAGAGTGAAAGAAAGAGAGCCGTCTGAAGCGCGAACTACAACGGAATCTGGTGCCCCGTTAGGATAGTCTGTTACTCTAAAAACCTTTCTTGCACCAGCGACAAGTTCTGCGCCAAAACCTGCGCCAGTTGATGCCAGCTCCTGCCTTAAATTAGCATCACCAACACTCACCAGATGCGTAACATCAGTAGCCCATGATGTACTATTAATACCAATGGTTGAGTATGGTGGATTAGTAGCTGCATTTAAGCGCCAGAACTCGTTCTGATAACGAATAATCTGGTTGCGAGCGGTAATTGTATACGGCCCGTTTTCATAATCCCCTAAAAGCTGATAACCAGAGTTTAAGAGAAATTGCTGAAAGCGTGCTTCTTTATCAGCTTGTGACGCCTCAAATTCAGTTTCACGCTCATCTTGTGCTGTCTGAAACTGCGTTTCCATGCCGTCAAGTGTCAAGTTCGTTACTTGCTCACCACGAATAGTATCAGTTACAGTTAAAGCATGCGCACCGTTAGCATCTTTGCTTTTAGCAACGTGCTCTATGTGTTGGACTGCTTGTTTACCTGTTTTAAGGTCGTCAGCACTGATATAATCACTGCAGTTAGCCATCTTTTAACCCTCGTGGGAGTGTGGAACAATGTCCGATAATCCGGTATTGAAATATTGGCCTATCATAACATTTATTGTAACTGGTGCGGTAGGTTTCGGCGTACTCCAGCAGCAGGTTAATGCAACGGCTAAAGATGTAGCTGACGCAAAGGTAAACGCCACCAACGCCTATAACCTCGCAAAACGTATTGAATCCCGTGTTGATGTTCACGATGTAAAATTAGAGTATCAGGCTGTTCAGAATACTCAAATCCTTTCAAGCGTCAAAGAACTTACCCAGTCTACTAACGATCTAAAAGTCGTTATCGAAGGTCTTAAAAATCAACGTCGTACAGAGGGTGAAACGAGATGAGCACAGGTAATAAATCTGTTGATGAAATCATTGATACAACTATTGGTCACGAAGGCGGTTATTCAAATAATAGCGCGGATCGTGGTGGTGCAACAATGTGGGGTATTACTGAAACTGTAGCGCGTGCACATGGTTACAAAGGTGATATGCGTTTATTACCACGGGCAACTGCTGTAAGCATTTATGAGGCTGATTACTGGTTCGGTCCTCGTTTTGATCTGGTACAACAAGTTTCACCGTTAATTGCGGCTGAACTTTTTGATACTGGTGTTAACATGGGTCCATCAGTCCCATGCAAGTTCTTTCAACGATGGTTGAACGTTTTCAATAATCAGCAAAAACTTTACCCTGATTTAATCGCAGACGGTCAGATCGGACCACGAACTATCAACGCCCTTAAACAGTATTTAACCACCCGTGGTAAAGATGCTGAAAAAGTCATGGTGCGTGCGCTGAACTGTTCACAAGGTAATCGTTATCTGGAACTGTCAGAGGCACGGGAAGCCAATGAAACGTTTACTTACGGTTGGTTACTTGCTCGTGTGGGGTCACTCTAATGGATATGTTCAGCATGTTTCGTAACGCAGCGGGTGGTATCTCGTTAAGCCGGGCGCAGGCCGCGCTGGGTTTTCTTGTGGTTACCGGGATCCTGATTTACCAGGCAGTTGATCAGACGTTAGATAACACGGTTTTACTAACATACTTCGGTTTCTGTATCGGTCAGTATGTAGGTGCTAAGAAGATCGCCGTTGATAAGGATATTAAAGAACAGAAAATTGATGCGGGGTTAAACCCATGACTATTCGTAGCGTTATCATCACGATTATTGCGCTTTTACTGGCTTTAGCCGCAGGTGGTATTACCTGTTATAAGGCCGGATATAAAGCGCGGGTGAATGAAGAAAAACAGGAAAAGTTAAACGAGGCGCAACAGGAACAGTCACGTTTGAAAGCACAGCAACAGTTAGCTGATAACGTTTTACGTGGTCTTGCTGACTGGTCACAAAATACTAAAATTGTGGAAATTCGTCATGAAAAAACCAACACTGTTTTTCGTAATGAGTGCCTTACTCCTGAATATCAGCGCCTGTACAACGAACGAGTTACCGAAGCAGAAAGCCGTTTATCAGGCCGCGCTGGTTCAGAAGTGTCAGACCGAAAACCTGCCACGGCTAAACGGTCTGACGGGAACTGATTCAACCGATGTGAACGATCTGTGGTTAGACATTTATTTTAAATGCGCCTATACGCACAATTCGTTAGTAGACAGCCTTCAGTAATTCTTCAACACTCACTTCAACCCAGGATGCCGGGACAGGGTATTCAGTCCGATACATGAACAGGGATGTTCCGATCAAACCATTAGGATCTGTTTTAATTCCCTGCATGGCAACCAGTGGTAAAAACTGTTCACGAGTTTGTGACAATCGCGCGAAGCGCCCTGTGGGACGTTTTGCCGGGTCCATAGGGTTAAACTCAACGATTGTGGACATGAGCGATCCTCTGTTTAGCTATTTCACAATAATGTGGATCCATTTCAAAACCGATAAATTCAAAACCTTCAATTGCACAGGCTTTACCAGTTGAACCACTTCCTGTAAACGGATCCAGAACTTTACCACCGGGTGGCGTAACAAGACGCACAAGCCATTGCATCAGTGCTGTAGGTTTCACCGTAGGATGGTTATTACGTGCGCCAGATGTACGCCCGGCACCCGTACGCGGGCTGTTTAACCCGTCAGTATCAGGTTCGCGCCCGGTCATTTCCGCACCCGTTACCATCGCCAACATTACACCTTCATCACGGTCTGATTTGCTCGCTTTAGCACAGTAGAAGAACCGCGCGGCGCTACCAGTATCTGAATAGAATTGACCTGGTACACGATCATTAAATTTACCGTAAATACCGTTAGTCACTTCACTTTGTTCAGTACCTTTCACAGGTGCAGCAGCGCCAGCTTTCGCCGGGAACAGATTTACGACTTCATCAGAACCATCGTGAATAAAGTTAGCGGGCCATCGACCTTGTGTTAGATCAAAAGTTTCTGAATTTTCATGCTTACCGTAACATGAACCGTTCGGGCGATGAACAGTACCATCAGAAGCCAACGGACTACGTCTATCACCTATGATATCGATACGACAATCATCAATATTCATCCCGCCCGTACCGAACTGCAGAACGTTTTCAGCAACAGTCCCTGCCAGTGGTTTACGCGCAACGCAAATAGGCTCGTGAGCAGGTTTTAAAGCTGTTCCCCATCCTTGCCACTGTTTTGCTTCATCCGTTGATTGACCTGTACGAATGAGTTGGTTTTTAGTTACGTTATAACCTCCTTCACCTGCAGCATTCATAAAACCAACACCGCTAGCAGGAATTGAATCAAAATGAACACCTGCTGCTTTATCAATTGCTTTACTCACATCCAGTGATTTAGGGAAACCGGAACCATAAACCCAGTCAATTTGATCGCGGATTTCAAATCCAGCTAAACGGATTGCCAGCGTCCCCAGGTCGTATGTACGTGTTCCGAAAAAGGCCAGTAGATGACCACCGGGTTTCAGAACACGAAATACTTCTTTCCATATTGACGGACCAGGAACAAAACTATCCCAGGTTTTACCCATGAAACCACCGCCTGTATGAACATAATCGTCGCCGTTTAACCAATGGCGTAAAACTTCGTTCATATCAGGTTGTTTACTGAGTCCGTAAGGCGGATCTGTCACGACGGCATCAATACTGTTATCAGCAAGCATCATACGCATACCGATCAGGCATTCCATGTTAATCACCATGTGGTACACTCTCCACGCTGTAATAAACGGGGATGCCCAGCCGTTCAGCCTCTGCAATTTCTGCCAGTGTGCCAGACGAACGACGGTAATCAGGAAGCACCAGAACAGCATCACAGCGCCGCATAACTTCCAGTGTACCTGACAGATAGTATTCAGGCTGAACGTTGCGCAGACCGCCGTCAAAGTCCCACAGTTCAGTGTTCTTATGTGGAATCACCGGAAACCATTCAGGACGCTCCACCGTCAGACGTTTACCCATTTGTTCAGCACGGGACACGTTACGGGATGTTTTAAGCGCACAATCAGCGCGGTAAGGCCCGGCAATATAGCAGAGTTTCATTGTTTGTTTTCCTGCATCTGTAAGAATACGATCATTGCGGCGCGGAGTGGGTTTTTATGGTTCATATGATGTTTAACATATGCAGGCTTGAATTGCGCTCGCCATGTTTTCTCGTGCCTATTCACTATAATACATTCCAGCGAAATACCATTATCAACAATAATCGGCCATGCATCAGAAGCGTCACTGGTATATTTAAAACCACCTCGTGACCAACAACCCTGAATATCTTCATCGTTAGCGTGAACACCGTAAATAGTATTCAAGACAAGACGATCGATTTCTCTATCGCTCAACTTACTGTAATCAGTCATGATTATCTTCCTGCATCTGTAAGAACACGATCATTGCCGCGTGGAGTGCGTTATCATGTGTAGCACTAATTTTTCCTCTTGAAGCAATTACAGCATCTTTAAGTGCAGGGTGCACATCATCACCCCAGTTAATATCTATTTTATTCCCCGTAATAATCGGCCATGCATCCTGTGGATCCTTGACAGGGTTGAAAACAAATAATTCGCTATCTTTCCAGTAGCAAAGACCGTTATAATTTTGGTCAAGATTAGCCCATTCGAGTTTAAGAATGTCACCAACTGCTTTACTAATCTCTTCATCGTTCAATTAGTGATAGTTAACCATGACGTTTCATTCCTTCTAACATATCCCAGATGATAGCCACGCGGCGCGGGTTAGTGCTGATTGAATGCAGGGTTTCGCACCCGTGATGATAGCCCCAGCGAACAGACAGTTCTGATAAAAGGTAGCCGCGAGTATTAGCCAGTTCTGCCAGTTCACCTGGCGCAAAAACAGTAGTGTTCGGCTCTGTCAGAACATGCGAGCCGAAAATTGCGTCAGTGATGCGCCACGGTTTCATGAGGTCGTCAACCATGTACCAGTTACTGATACTGATTTCAGAAACACCCCAGCGTGCAGCCAGTTTCAAACGTTCCTGGCGCGGCGGGAAAACCGGCATTCGTGGTAAACGCAATTCGATCTGTTCTACAGGTTCAAAAAGTGCGTCATCGGTCAGCCGGAATTCACCACGGTCATCAATGTAGAAACCACGGGATTTCCCGTCACGAACGAACCCGTCAACGCGGTTGTAAACTTTACCCGGCGTAAACACGCCAATGGTGGAACCAGAAAGGAATTTATGTGAAGTATGCATTGTTTATCGCCTCAGTAAGTTTTAAATAATTCTATACGGTTTACCGTAACGGCGCAACCAGCTTTTCAGCCTCTTTGATGTAAAACTCATAGTTCAGCGTTGCCCGGTTGAAGCGCTGCATGTTGTTACACTCTGTTACTGTCCAGCCTTTGCATACTGCCATACGGCGTTCTGGTGCGTTAGGATCAATCTTCAGTGCTTTAGCCAGTGGTGGCATAACTTTAACTAAAGGTGCGCCATCAGTGCTGACGTAATAACGTGTAATGTTTTGAACCTGCTGATCGCCACACATTAGTTTGCTGTTGCGGGGAACTTTTGTTACCAACATGAAATCATGAATATCTTCATGTGATGTTATAAACTTACGAATATCTTTGCTGTATACCAGTGCGGCTTCAGCAGCTTTTGCGACAACCTGCATACTATGGTTCTGATGCCAACCAAGATCAACGCTGTGGCAATACGCACCTTTACGTTTAACCTTTTTTCCACCTTCATACACTGCAATATAGTTATTCACATCACGGATGAACATCACATCATAAATTGCTTCTTCAAGTTGCAAACGGGTTAATTTTTCCCAAGCGTGACGAACCTGTTCAACTTGTCCCGTGAAAACACGAGGAACATAAACAGTAAGACCATCAGTATTTGCCTGAATCATTGAAAGACCAGGAATTTTCATCAACTCTTCGGCTAACATGCAAAGTAGTAACTGACCGTTGATAGTAATCGCCATCGTATAAGCTGGATCGTAAAATGGACTATAAACGTTATTACTGTCACCATAGACACCGTTCAGTGCAAGTTTAAGCATTGCGTTTTCCGGTGTGCCTTTTGGATAACCAGAACGCATATCGTAAACATTTTTATAAATAATGCAGAACTGTTTACCCAAATGTTCTGGAAAAAGCTCATTACTGATCGCCAGGTTAGGGTAAAAACTTGCAACGTCCAGATCGATAATCACATAGTTTTCAGTTGAACGAATGGTTTGTGATTCAATAGATCCGTGGATACCACCTGTACCAAAATCAAATGAAAAGCCGTTAATAGTAGCGCTCAGATCAGTAAATACACCTTTAGTTTCTGTAATGACTTGCTGTCGTAACCAGTTTAAGACATGGTTAAACTCAGCCTGTTCAAAATGGATATAAGGGAATATAACATCGTTAAGTGCAATAGATGATCTGATAGTTTGCCGTGGTCTTTTGCCTGGTCCTGGCTGATAACATTCAATGCCAGATTTTTCAAGTTCCATGATGAAATAATCTTTACCGATTTTAGTATCATTATGGTTCATGAAATTTCGGTTATACTTCTCAGAAAGTTCACGGCGAAAATCTATCAACTTTTTACTGTGACCATGAAACATCAAAGTGGCTTTAAGGTCGTGTATCAAATAGTGACGAAGTTTATCAATTTGTTCATCGGTCAAATAAGTACCCGGTGAGAACGGCAGATCTTCAATATTTTCCATTCTCATGTTGAACTCAAGCGTTTTTAAACTTGTTCTTTTTGCCTGATTATCAAAGTGGTGAATCTTATAAAGATCAATTTGTGGAACAATCCAGTCACTTTCCCATACCATGTGAGCAAAACGATTATCATCGCCACAGTTAATGATCGCATCACCTTTACGATAAATATCAGCATTGGTGATATACATGATATTATTGAGTATCGAATGTTGAACAGGGTAGTCATAACCAATGTTGTTATAACCCACTTCTTCAGCACCATGTTCACGAAGAAATTCAGTGAACATGTAATACGCCTGACGATCATCCCGGCGATGCGAAATTTCAAAAATATAAGGCGTTCCCGTCAAAGCGTGAATAGCACCAAATAACCACACGTTAGGGTAATTTTCAATATCGTAAATGTAAGCGTCTGACATAATAAATCCTGATAAGTAAATGGGGCGCTATGGCCCCATGTCTGTTTAAAGCGGTATGTCGTCCCAGTCCCAGTAACTATCAGTAGCCGTTACCTGTGAGAAATCCCGGCGCGGGAGTGGTCATTACCATGTAACCCTGCTCGATCATTGCCTGGTCAGTCCAGCCTTGTGCAACAAACTGTTCGTAAGTCGCACCAGCGGCTTTTTCAGTCATCACTTTCACAGGAGCGGCTACAGGCGCAGGTGTCGCAACAGGAGCGGCTACAGGCGCAGGTGTCGCAACAGGAGCGGCTACAGGCGCAGGTGTCGCAACAGGAGCGGCTACAGGCGCAGGTGTCGCAACAGGTGCTGCCGTTGGTGTAGGCGCTGCTACAGGTGCTGCCGCTGGTGTAGGCGCTGCTACAGGTGCTGCCGCTGGTGTAGGCGCTGCTACAGGTGCTGCGCCGATCGCAGTAGCACCTGCTGGCATTGCTGGTACAGCACCAAACACAGAAGCAGGAGCCGGACCGGAAATGATTTCTTCACCTGCGTATAGCAGTTGCGCCATTTCCATATTGATATACATCCCCGCCTGATTGCCAGTACGACCATTAGGAGACGTCGATCCGCTGATCCGGTAATAGTAGCCTTTTTTGGCCTGATTTTTATCGATCACAGGCTGGAACTGTGCGTTGTACAACGGACAAGCATCGATAGCCACATTGCGTGAGAACCCGATTACCCAGTGACCAGGATAACCCGTTTTTCCGGCATGTTTTGGATCGTCACCATTCGTGATTTTCCATGCAAAAGTAGGTTGTTGCGTTTCACCATTTACATAGTGTGCGCCAGCAGCTTTCAAAATTGCCTGGAATACCACACCCAGTTCACCTTGTTCTTCCCACCAGTTCGCGGCGGTTTTAGGAAATGCCAGACCAACCCACCAGTTGTATTTTTCAGGTGCGAGCGGTTTGTTTTCATGATCGCTGGTGTTCATATCGAAGAATGAACCACCAACCAGACGACCAACCGGAGTGACGAATTTTTCAACTACTTTAGCCATGTTACTTACCTTTTATAATGGACGTGCGCCAGCGGGCATCGTCACGGGAGTATTGAAAACGGATTCAGCCATTGTGCTAAAACCAGTTCGAGCATCGGTATCAGGCACTAACGCAAACTGACCATCAGGTTTCGTTGTGCACATGTCAACCAGCGCTTTCGGTAATGTTTTTTCCAGAGTAGCCAGAGGCTTCAGTTTACGTTCATAAAGCGTATCGGGCTTGACACCAAACATAGGCGCGGCACCAATCAGTTTCCCTTCGTCGGTTAACTGACGTCGGGTTTGTTTCGGGGCCAGTTTAAAACCGGGTAGCGGCTTACCTTGCCGAACGAAATGCAAGCCCTGAATGTGCAACGCTGTTTTAGCATCGCTCGCCCGTGAATAAAGTTCCTCCAGCAGCTGTAAACGCTGCCCTACATCTTCAGGTGTCAATGATGGTGGTGCATCAAGAACCGTAGCCAATTCAATGATCCTCTCATAAAGGGCCGGACATAAACCACGGGCCGGGCAATAGTGACAATGATCGCCGACAACTAAAGGCGCATCGATCTTGTGGGCATCAGTAAAACCTTTCTTAAAGCGATCTGCCCAGTCCATCAATACACTGCGTGAAAACTGCCAGCGTCTAATCGTTCCGTTCGGATGCCATGCACGCGGTTGAACGACTGTAAATACCACTTGTTTAACCGAACTGATACAACGTTGATCAAGTGCGTAATACACACCCTGTGTATTATCTTCAGCTTCCACTGCCTGATGACCGTACTTGTAATCCCAAACGTAAAGGATATCGGTTAAAAAATCATACCAGCGATAATCACAGATGCCGTATTGCCCCGGCAAAAGCCAGTCAATATGAATGCGAACTTCTGAAAACAGCGGATCGATTTTTGCACCAACTGACAGAACATCAGCAATGAATTCATCAGCATGTTCATGCATGTCATCAGTTACTGTAATACCATTTGGTGCAACACAAGGCATCAACGGTGGTTTACCTTTAATTTTTTGCTCAAGCACCCAGTGAGCGGCTTTACCTTCCTGTTTACTCGTGCTTAAAGGTTCATCGAAATCGATCCGCTGTGACAGTTGAACGCTACCCGGACAAGATAACCAACGTTTAGAACCACTGGCACTAAAGGTAGCGTTGCGTGTCATCAGAATGTACCACCCATGTTTTTGCTGACTTCAGCCTGACCCAGAATGTTTTCAGCCTCTGCTGGCGTCTGGTTGATACGCTCGATCAGGTCGATAGCCGATTTCAGTTGTGCAGGATCTGACAGCGCCATGATGTTCTGCGTGTTGTACAGCGCCAGAATACGCTGGCTGATCGGCGCGGCACGCTCACCAGTGATCTGACCGAACATCTGCATCAGTGCAGACTGCAATACCTGGCTGTTATAGACTTTCGCTGGGTCAGCGGCAGGCGCAACAGGTGCTACCGGGGCAGTCGGGGCGGTGTTCACTGGCGCTGCCGGTACAGTGCTGGCAGGTGCAACGGGTACTGCAGGGGTCGAATCGACTGGTGCAACATAGCCCGGCGCAAGTTCAGCAGGTCCGGTATAGCGTCCGGCTGCAGCGGCTTCAGCGATCAGTTCGCGCTTTACTTTATCCAGGAAAACTTCATCCAGCTTTTTACGCTGACGCCACAGGCCATCGCCTTTATTGATGGATTTGCTGTCAGTGTGGATACGCGGATCGTGGCGCAGACCCCAGGCGTCGAATTCGTTGGTACTGGTTTCGCCGTCGTTGTCATCGTCAGACCCGGTCACAGGTGCAACTGGTGGTACGGTTACATTATCACTATAAACACGAATCGCTTCTTTGGCGATGCCATCACCAGCAACTGTCATAAGCGGTGCGGCACCAGTCGCGATAGCATTCGCCAGATTGTTGATTGCAGTTTCCAGACCCGGAGCGGTGATAAGCAATTTAACTTCAAACATAGTTGGTTCCTTGTGTGGGTGATTGGTTGTTACGTGGCTAAGGTTACGAGTCAGGTTGCAATGTGTCAAGAATTATTTTATGATAATTTCACATTCAAAACGGAGATACAGACCATGGGTTTATATAGTTTCATTCGTCACAACGTATTTTTCGACCGTGTAACGGGTAAGTATATTTTCCGGGGTCGTGAGTTTAAACGAAACGGACAGGCACAGAAAGCCGCGCGTGATGCATACGTTAAGGAGAACCGCGCGTGAGTCAACAACCGTTACGTTACTACCAGCAGGATGCCGTTAACGGCGTGAATGCGCAGTGGGACGCTGGTAAGAAAGATGTGATTCTGGTCATGCCTACCGGGAGCGGTAAAACGCGAACGATGGCTGAACTGGTGAAAGTCGACGGGATTAAAGTTATTCAGGCGCACCGTAAGGAACTGGTCAGTCAGATAGCGATGGCGATTGCGGCGCAGGGATTACCACACCGTTTTATTGCGCAAAAAGACGCTATTAAGTTTGCCACGGGGCAGCAGATGAAAAAGCTGGGTTACAGTACCTATGCACCCGGCGCAGATATCGTTATTGCCAGTGCACCCACGCTGCGAACAAAAAAATACGAACGCTGGCACGATAGCGTAACCCGTGTTTTTTGTGATGAAGCCCATCATCTGGTACGCGGCACCATGTGGGGAACCTGTCGTGAACTTTTCCCGAAATCTTTAGGATTAGGCGTAACTGCATCACCGATCCGTGCCGATGGTAAAGGGCTTGGACGTCATGCGTCTGGCTATGCTGATGCGATGGTGATTGGCCCGGCAATGCGTGAACTAATTAACCAGCAGCACCTGGCCGATTATCGCCTGATTATGGCTGAAACTGATATTGATCTGACTGCGGATATGATTTCCAGCACTACGGGGGATTACAAGCCATCTGCGTTAAAAAAGGCAATGGAAGATTCAACCATCGTTGGCGACACAGTGAGTACCTGGAAGCTGTACGCTGACGGTATGTTGACTGTAGTTTTTACCGTTGATGTTGACGCGGCTATAACACTGGCACAGGAATTCAGGGACGCGGGTATTCCTGCTGAGGCAATCAGTTCGCGTAATACCGATCAGGAACGCGCCGATATTCTGGACCGTTTCGAAAAACGCAAAACCCTGATTATGTGTAACGCCGATCTGTTCGGAGAAGGTTATGACTGTCCGGCAATGGAATGCGCTGTGATGGACAGACCCACTGAATCCTATTCACTGTTTATCCAGCAAATGGGACGCCCGTTACGCTATATCCCCGGTAAAAAAGCACTCATTATTGATAAAGTGGGCAATGTCCGGCGTTTTATTGCCCGTGGTTTTCCGTTACCCGATCAACATTACAACTGGTCGTTAGACGACCGCGATCGTAAATCATCAAGCGGCGGATCCAGTAATACCACATGTACAAACAAAGGGGATGCAGTAAAGGGTATTGAACCGTGTCTGAAACCTTATCCTGCAGGGCTTGCTGCTTGCCCTTACTGCGGTCATGTACCGGAAAAAGCGCTACGTTCAGGACCGGATCGCGTTGAGGGTAATTTACGTGAACTGACCGCTGAAGAACTCGAAGAACTGCGCCGCGCAGTGGTCATTATCGACCGTGACCCGGCAGCAGTTAAAGACCAGATGTTAAACGCTGGCGCACCTCCTGTTGCAGCTTACAGCGCGATGAAAAATATTCAGGCGATGAATGACGCACAACGTAAGTTACGTTCCATGATAACCACCTGGGCTGGGTTACAGCGTGATAAAGGTATTTCACCTGACGATGCTTATCGTATGTTTTATCAGGTATTTGGTGTTGATGTACTCAGCGCACAGGCGTTACACACGCGGGAAGCAAACGAGTTGTCAGCACGGGTTGCAGGAACTATGATTTAATGGTAATCTGTTTAGAATTATTTTAAACGTAAGGTTGAACGAATGCAGGATCTGATGATTGATATTGAAACATGCGGCAAGAAACCCGGTTGTGCGGTGCTGTCCATCGGTGCTGTATATTTCGATCGTAAAGGTAACATTGGCGAACAGTTTTATGCATCGATGGGTTTTAGCGCGTTGTCTTATGGTCATGCTGACGTCGATACAATGCGTTGGTGGTCGCAGCAGTCTGAACAAGCGCGTAATGATGCGTTTGGTGGGACGGATGACCCACGCGAAGTTGCACAACGTTTTGCAAAATTCATCCGTTCTGATGTGCTTCCCTGGGGTAACGGATCAGTATTCGATATCACCATTTTAGAAGCATGGTTTGATGCTGTAGGCGTTGAATGCCCGTGGAAATTCTGGAACGTTCGTGATGTTCGCACCGCTGTAGATCTGCTGGGTATCAATACCAAACTGTTTACACGCGAAGGTGTGTTTCATAATGCACTGGATGATTGCCTTCATCAGATCAAATACCTAACCAGCGGGACTAAACATTTATGACACCACTTGAACAATGGGCGAAACGCCACGGTGTCAGCCAGATGGCGCTATATGAACTGTACGGTCTGTTTCAGCCGGACGGGAAACCAAATGAAGATGGTGTTAGCGAGTCAGCAACGTCTAAAGAATGCGAACTGATCGCGGCCCGTGCGGGTCAACGTCTCTGGCGAAACAACAATGGCGCTTTACAGAATGAAAAAGGCCAGTGGGTGCGTTACGGTCTGGGTAACACCAGCAAGAAAATCAACGATGTTATGAAATCCAGCGACTATATCGGAATCAAAACGTTGGTCATCACCCCTGCTGATGTTGGTCGTAAAATTGGAATGTTTATCGCGGCTGAAATGAAAGAGCCAAACTGGCACATGACCCCCAGTGATAAACGCGCCCAGGCGCAGGCCACTTTTGGTACAGTTGTAATTAACGCAGGTGGTGAATTTCGTTTCATCACCCATCCCTCACAGTTTGAACAATGGATGAAAGAATGAATAACGAACGCGTAAACCGTCTGCAAAAACTGATCGATACTCACGGGATTGAAAACGTTGCTAAACGTATGAACGTAAGTGAGATCCACATTAAACGTAATCTTCTCACAGGTCATTCAGCGATTAACCTGGTAAAACTCATGGCTGCTGAACGTCAGTTCGGAGCGTAGATCATGAAGGGATTACTGAACCGTAAACAATGGGTTTGCTGGAGGCTGGAGCATATTGAAGGTCGCCCAAAACCCACGAAAGTACCTTACAGCCCAGTCCACGGGTACAAGGCCAGTACAACAAATCCTGCTGACTGGTCTGACTATCATACTGCGCTGGGTATGGCGCAAATACATGGTATGTCTGGTGTCGGTTTCGTGTTCACTGAAAACGATCCCTATTTTTTCATTGACGTCGATAACTGTCTGGTAGATCAGGCTACTGCCACGTGGTCACCACTGGCACACGAATTTGTAAACCGTTTCCCCGGCGCTTATACCGAAGTAAGCCAGTCAGGAACAGGTTTACATATCATCTGTGCGTACAGAAGTTTACCGGAAGGGTTCAACAGCCTTAACGATCAGAAAACCGGGCTTGAAATGTACTGGCGCGATCGCTTTGTTGCCATGACATTGACCGGGAACGGTGAAGTTGACATTGACTATACACAGGGTGTTCACGACTCTATCGCCCGGTATGGTCGCATTCGTTCTGATCGTTCCGCACACTGGACCAGCGCACCCTGTGATGAATGGTCCGGGCCTGACGATGACGAAGAACTGATCGCAATGGCTTTGAAGTCGTCCAGTGCGGCTTCAGTTTTTGGCAATAAAGCATCGTTTGCGGATCTGTGGACGGCAAATGTTGAAAAACTGTCTGTCAGCTATGCAAGCGATCAAGGGAAAGACTACAACGCGTCAGCCGCAGATGCAGCCCTTTGTTCACACCTTGCTTTCTGGACAGGTAAAAACTGTGAACGCATGGAGCGGTTATTTAATAAATCAGCGCTTGTTCGTGGTAAATGGACTGATCGCCAGGATTACCGCGAAACCACCATATTAGGCGCGGTTGAACGTTGCGATACTGTTTATCGTGCGCAACCAGCGCTGACTCCTGAACTGATTAATGCTGTTACACCAGCGCCTACAGTTGCGGTAACGGGTAGTGTTCCGGCGTATATGTCGATCAGGCCCGGTGAAGGTGCTTATGGGGCTAACCACACGGTTAACGCATCCACTTTCGTTAATAACTATTATCCAAATAACACGCTGGTTTTTGTACAGCAGCAACCGTACCGCTTTAACGGTCGCGTCTGGGAACGTGTGACAGAAGATGAATTAAAACATCAGTTATCTATGGCAATGCTGGCAAGCGAACCAAAAGCTGATGTTATTAATGGCACCTATAAGGTTTTAAGCTATTTATTCACCCGTGCAGATCGTGAGTTAGGCACCTGGCCGGGCGTTGATGTTTCACACTATATTGTGTGTCAAAACGGAATACTTGACGTTCACACCAGAAAATGTGAACCGCACAATCCCGATTTCTTCACCACCAGTATTTTACCATACAGTTACGATCCGTTTGCACAGGCACCAGTTTTTCAGGATTTTCTGAATACGACACTGGAAGGCGATCAGGAACGTATTGCACTGCTGCAGGAATGGCTGGGGTATATGCTGGTTAACTCCTATGACTATCAGAAAGCGATGTTACTGATCGGTGCGCCTCGTTCTGGTAAAGGTACTATCGGCCAGATTATTCAGGCGCTGGTAGGTGATGAAGCCTATGCCGGGATTACACTTGAAGGGCTGGCAAGTGATGCTGTTCTGGAAACTGTGCTTGATAAATCTGTGTTATTTATTGGTGATGCTCACAGTGTTTCCGGGCCTGACCGTAACAGGATCCTCGACCGTTTTAAATCGATAACCGGTGCTGATGCGATACCTGTTAACCGTAAATATAAAGGAGCCTGGAACGGTCGTTTACCGGGTCGTATGACACTTGCCGCGAACAATATTCCGGCCTTTGCTGATGATTCTGGCGCAATGGCAAACCGCTTGCTGATCCTGCCGTTTAACATCTCGTTTCTGGGTCGTGAAGATATCACGCTGAAATCACGGTTAATGAAAGAATTACCGGGGATCTGCAACTGGGCTATCGAAGGTCTTGAAAGGTTGCGTAAAAATAACCGCTTCACTGAACCAACAGCAAGTATTGTTGAACGTCAGGAAATCATGGATCAGCAGGCACCGTTGATGGCTTTCGTTCGCGACTGCTGCGAGCTGTTACCTGATGGCGTAACCCACACTGAAGAACTTTTCTGTAGATATAAAATGTGGAAGATGCAGGAAGGCGGCGCAACGATGACTAAAACCGCTTTCAGCCGGGCGTTTAAAAGTATGTTGCGTGGTCGTGTGGTTAAAGATGTGGTGTCTGTTAACGGTCAGCGGGCGAACGGTTTCCGGGGAGTGCGTTTACTCCCTTTCCAGCCAGCGGGTAACGTTGTTCCTTTCGCGCCCGCCAGTAATAGTTAAAATAATTCTTGACGGATTACAAGGAAGTGATCCATACTCTGTACATCAACTGAACAGGGGTTAAGACGATGTGTTGGTTAATCGCTGAAATACTAAATCGTAAAGATATAATTAAATATTACAATACATGTATAACTTTAGCGTATGTTGGCAGCTTAGAAATAACTGTATATGGTTATTTCATAGGTAATTATTTCGGATAACATATGAAACGTCGCCGTAAGCAATATACATGCCGTTGTAGCGCTTATGACTTCCCACACCGTTTCAGCGGTGGGCGCTGTCAGGGTTTGTGGTTAGTCGAGCCTAATCATTATTGCCCGGCGTGTAACTTGCTTACGGATTCTGGTTGTCAGGTCATCAACGGTATTGAACATCCGCGCGAATGCCCATTAGTTCAGGACTTTTGCAATCACCACGAGGTTAAATTATGAAACCGCGTTATCGGTTAATGAAATTATCAGATTGTGCAAATGGTACGCGCTTTTATTTTTATCGTTCTAAAATGATGCTGCCTTATACGCTGATTGCCATCAATCGTAAGAAATACGAAGGTGTTTATCACATAGGGCATGATTTCAATATTAACGTTCGGATGTTTAGAATATCGTTAAATAAACAAGTTTGGGCCAAGGTGGAATAAATGGGTGGTCATCGTCGAACTCGTTCATTATGCTGTAGTAAGTGTTATGAACAATACGGTTATAACGGTCTTGTCAAAGTAACAGGTAAGAATGGAAACGCTTTTACCTGCCGCTGTGAAACCTGTGGTTATACTTATCAAACAACATCAGCGGCTGCACGCCGCGCCTGGAGATACCGTGCTTGAACGTATCGTTATTACAATTATTTTCCTGATTTCCGTGGCGCTGGTTTCTTCAAATCTGGCGTTTATCAGTGAACAGTGGATACTGGCGTTGACAGGTGTTGTTGCAGCATTAGCCAGTATTGCCGCGTGCATGTGGGGTGCTCAAAATGACTGAATTAGGAGCGGTGATCCGTAAAGGTGAACATTACGCACAAATTAATGATCGGTTGAACTGGGTTGATATCAACCATGCGACTGTTTTCAGTTCAACGTATAAAGCCGGTATCGCACTACAGGCACTTCACGAACAGGGGTTTGACGTGCGTAAAATGTGTGTTGCACAGGTTAAGGTAATAACTAGTGTAATGGAGACTGGTGTATGAAAGTCGTCTGGTCACTTTTTGACGGTTCCGGGATAATGGGTTTACCGTGGGCTGAGGCTGGTTATCATGTTTACTGCTTCAATGCAGATGATGCTGATCACGGTGAGTACGTTGTAAAAATGCAACACCCTAATCTTCATTATATTAATTGTTGGATTGATGAAGAGTTTGGTTTGAAGGTTCAAGAGTTCCCTGAACCTAACCTTATCTTTGCTTTCCCAAGTTGCAGTGATGTTGCAGTGTGTGGAAGCAAACATGATAAATCAGATGAAGCAATGAACATCACACTGGAACAAGCTAAACAGATTGAATCATTAGGCAAAGCTTTCCGGTGCCCGTGGCTGGTAGAAAACCCAGTCAGTCGCCTTTCAACTCTGTGGAGAAAGCCAAATGCGTATTTTCACCCGTGGGAATACGGCGGTCACATGACAGCTGACGATCGGCCATACCACCCTAGAATGCCAATGTTTGACGGGTATACAAAGAAAACCTGTCTATGGTTCGGCAACGGCTTTAAGATGCCTGAAAAGTGTCCAGGGCCGATTAACATTGGTTTCTTCTGGGGCTGGAAGTATCTCGGTGGTAAGTCTGAAACGACTAAACAATTACGATCGTTAACGCCGCGTGGTTTTGCTCGTGCGGTATTCAGGGCTAACCATCATGACCCATCTTGAAAAACTACGGTCGCTGATGGGGTATTACCAGTCTGGTAGCGATCAGATAATCAGTCTTGCCCAGGATCCCCACACGGGGCTTTACTGGGTCAGTTGTAAACGTGCCTGGTATGAATGCGGCGCAACACTTGAAGCCGCAATTGATACTGCCTACGAAAAACATGGGGTGCCTTCTTATGAGTGAACAATACGTTTATCGATACAATGACGTTAACCGGGTTGGTGATGGTCACGCACAGGTTGAACTGTTGCGCCGGGTGATCATTAAGGAAACTGAACACTATGTGTGGTCTGTTCCTGAGCCAATGATGTGGCGAGGTGTGCGAGAGCCTTTAAACGATATCAACTGGTACTGGGAAAAATGGCAAAAAGGTACAACTTACTACCCGAAGAAAACAAAAAAGAACGCGGATCGGTCTGCCTGGCATATTAGTAAAGAACAGGCGATGGCTGCGTGGTACATCCGTAAACAACATCAGTTAGCACGCCTCAGACTGGCGCTGGAACGTGTTGAACTGTGTGTGGAAGGTGTGAAAGCACAGGGTGTATTAATTCCGTCCGGTTACGACAAAGTTGGTGATCCGTGGCAACCATTGCGCGTAAAACAAACACCAGACACGGTTGAATGTGGTGCTGGTCCGGTACTGTCTGAATATAACTGGACGGAGATCTGACAATGATAGTCGTGGTCACTGGTGGTCGTGATTATAACGATCAGGCCGCTATCTTTGGTGCGTTATCAGCATTGCACGCACAACACCCGATTACCGAACTTATCGAAGGTGAAGCATCTGGTGTTGATACCATTTGCCGTGAATGGGCGCAACTGAATGCAATCCCTGTGCGCCGTTGTCCGGCTGACTGGAATAACCTTGATGTGCCTGGCGCGGTTATCAAACAGGGTAAGCACGGGGCTTATAACGCCGTTGCTGGTCATCAGCGCAATCAGTTTATGCTGGATAATGAACCACGTCCGACATACGGTGTTGTGTTCCCCGGTGGGCGCGGAACGGCTGATATGCATCGTCGCATGTTGAAAGCTGGTTTAACTGTGTGGGTGCCTTATGGTTGATAGTTTCAGTGGTGAATATCGCTGGCTAAGTAATTTTTGGCCTGTACCTGTCAACTATGATGGGTACGTTTTTAAAACGGTGGAACATGCTTACCAGGCGCTTAAATGCAAATATCATCATGAATTTCTGGAAGTGAAAAACTGTGACACACCTGGTCAGGCTAAACGTTTAGCACGTCAAAAAATAATGCGTGATGACTGGGACGAAGTTAAAATTTCAGTCATGTTTTATTTACTGCAGCAGAAATTTTCAGATCCTCATTTATGGTCATTACTCATCGCTACAGGTGATCAACCCATTGTTGAAGGTAATCAGTGGGGTGACACTTTCTGGGGCGTTTGTCGTGGTAAGGGTGAAAACCATTTAGGTAAAATGATTATGGCTATCCGGGCCGGACAACAACACTATGAAACTGTCTAAAAAACAGCGTCAGGAACTGCGTATGAAGTTTGGCGGGTATTGTGCTTACTGTGGTCAGTTGTTGCCGGAAAAAGGCTGGCACGCTGACCACGTTGAGGCTGTTTACCGTGTTCTTAAACAGGATATGAAAGCCGCTAAAAAAGGTTTATGGAAACTTAAAGCAACCGGAAAACACTACCGGGAACAAAACGATACGCTTGAAAACTTATTCCCAGCTTGTGCACCTTGTAACCTGTTCAAAACGACGTTCACCCTTGAACAATTCCGTAAACAGATCGGTGAGCAAGTTAGCCGCGCCAGGTCATACAGTGTCAATTTCCGCACTGCTGAACGCTTCGGACTGGTTCAGGTAGTTGAACGCCCCGTTGTATTCTGGTTCGAGATCTACCCTCTCATAGTTCAAAATAATTCTTGACACATTGCAAACCCTCCACCATAATCAGCCTCAGTTACTACACATGAGGCTGAAAACCAATGTCTAACATCCATTCACTTTCTGACGCTGCGTACGACACCATTTACAGTTTGTTTTTCCGTGGTGCTCTGTCATCGGGTGATTTACCGTCAAAATCAGGTGCTACTGAACTTCGTGATCTGGGTTTAGCAGAAACAGCGCACACCAAAGTAATAACCAATGATGGTGACTACTTCACCTATCTCACCCCTGCTGGTCAGGAACAAGCAATTAAACATTTCGGACGCAAAGAGGACTGACACCGTGACCAACATCCATTCACTGCGCAAGCTGTCAGAAGCAGACAAAGAAAACGTAAAACGCGCTAACTCCTTCATGATCGACCCGCGCATTATCCAGATTGAGCCGGGATTTAACCCGCGTGGTATGTTCACAGAAAACTACTGGGAACAGCCGGATACTCTGGCGCATATCGAACAGTTCGTTAAAGCGTATCGCAACGGTGATTTCGTCCCGCCGATCGCCGTTAAAGTTATCAATGGTGTGCCGTATGTGCGCGATGGTGAGCACCGCTTACGGGCGCTACGTAAACTGATCGCTGAAGGCGTACCGTTCCAGCGTGTTGAAGTCGTTGAAGCCTCTGGTGATGAACTGGCGCAGGCTAAAACCAACTATAACGCTAACAATGGTCGCCAGTGGTCAGCCGTCGAACGCGCGGTTCATTATGGGCGCTTTAAATCCTACGGTATGACCGTTGAAGAAATCGCCCACGAAGTCGGTAAAACTGTACAGCACGTTTACCAGTTGCTGACTATCCTTGAAATGCCGCTGGAACTCAAACGCCGGATCCAGGAAGGGTCAATCAGCGCATCAGCCGCTATCAATCTGTTTAAAAACCCGGACGTTGCTACCGTAAAACGTCCCCCGGCTAAACTGATTCGTTCGGCTGTTGATGCCATCCGTGGTGAATGGTCGGTCACGCGGCAGGAAGGCGGTAAAGTCCTGGTTGAACTGACCGCTGAACAGTATGAAGCACTGAAGGCGCTGAAAGATCATGAATAAATTCCCAGTAGGATTCAGAACGGTAGAAGAACGCCGTTCATTTTTTAAAACAATTATCGGCGCGTTTTTATTTGGCGGGCTGATACTTCTGTTGAGGGCGGTGTTATGACCAGAGACGTGCGGCCTGGCGATATTGTTAACATTTACGGCAAGGCACGGTTAGTTGTTTTTGTTGGTGGTGGGCTTTTAATTACTGGTAAAGGTCGTGGGTATGCCAAACACTGGACGCTAAACGAAGTTGAAGGTGTTCTGGCCCGTAATTTTAAACTCAAATCAGGTAAAAGTTTTAACGGGGTTACAGGATGACCAGAGATATTGATAATCCTGTAACATAAAGGAAAACTAAAGATGAAAAGTTTACGTTATTTTGAACAAAACGGTGAGTATGTAATATTGTACGATTATACTGGCACTGCCAAATACCCATTTATGGTTGAAACTAAAATTTCAGGACACCGACACGAGGAATATTTATCTTCGTTTTTTAGCGCGTGTTCAGCTTTTAATGAAATTGTTAAAACGATAAAGATTATCGAAGATGTATGAGAAATGACCACAGAAGAACTGCTGAACATCATTGAAACCGATCACGTTCAGTGTGGCGAGGCTGCTGAACTGGCACGAATGGCGCTGGCGTTTTACGAGTGGCACGAAAAAACAGCGTGGGTACAAACTGATAAGCGCTTTGATGTTCTGAAGCCGTGGGGCAAGCATCGCGCGGATGTTCTGAAAGAATATATTGAACATCTGGAAAATCGTGCTATCACCTTGAATAATAACGAAATATTTAACGTTCCAGAAGGTAAAAATTACGTGGGTGGTGAGATGGTGTACGTGGATGATATCCGCGATTATCTCAAAGAGTGCGGCATCAAAGTGGAGATTAATGACCATGTTAGAAAATAACCCCAACTACGGCACAATCCAGTGTAAGTCTAAATTTATACGGCTTACAGCAGATGAAGAAAAAGCCTGCAAAGGTCGCAATAGTTTTCCCAGCGTTAATGAAAACAAGTGGGTCAATAAATTTATTAAGGATGGTAAGAAATGATCCAGTGGTATTTCTCAAAAGAATGTTTCTGGTTGCGAATTTTTGGTTATGGGTTTTGCGCAAACGATCGTTCTTCATATACACCGTTCTCAGTACGTAGTGGATATGTAAAAGAATTACGCATTGGTAAATGGGGTTTTAAAATTCTAAGGAGTAAGAAATGAAATATGAAAAACTCGACCAGTTGATTTTAAATCAGCTGGGTTCAAAACCGAAACCATTCTGTGACATTTTTACAGGCGATGTTCTTAAAGAAAGCGAAGAACTATCTGTTCATAAAAATGAAGGTTTTCGCGTACTCGATCGCCGTTTACAAGCGTTACGTAAAAAAGGTCTGATTGCAAATATCAGTTCGTCTAAAGGCTGGGTGAAACTATGACCGCTCGTTTCCTTAACTCAACTGTGGCCCGTGATATTAAACCCGGCAATAAAATCGAATGTTTCGGTGAATGGTACTGGGTGCGTTATATCAATTATCACGGGTCGTCGCTTACTTTGCGCCTGCAGCCAGAAGATGAACCGCTATCACCATTTCGTGAACATGATCGCGTTGTTATGACGGTGCCGGGCGATCTGATGATTGATGTGGAGGTGATTTGATGACGCTCAAGTTACAACTGGCGGTTAACAGCGAATACTTCAATCAGATGAAGTCAGGTGTAAAAACTGAAGAATACCGCCTGTTTAACGACTACTGGAAAAAACGTTTAGTCGGTAGAAATTATGATCGCCTGATCATCACCAGTGGTTACCCGCGTAAAGATGACCATGAACGGATCCTGAATATGCGCTGGAACGGTTATGTTGTGAAAACAATAACTCACCCGCATTTCGGACCTGACCCGGTTAAAGTATTCGCAATTAAAGTAGAGGTGATCTGATGACTGTATTTGAAATGGAAGGTTTTCTTCGTGGTAAATGCGTACCCGGTGATTTGAAAGTCAATGAATCAAACGCTGAATACCTGGTACGCAAATTATCACGGGTGGATCAACAACTCGAATCACTTGATAAACTGGCTGGTCTGTTCCTGCAACTGTCAACCGAACGTGGTGGGCGTGTGGCAATAGCTTACGCTGAATGTGCCGATCTACTGGCTAAAACTGTTCGTGATATAAGGAAAAACAAATGAATGAAATCGAAAAACTGGTGAAACGTTTACGGGCAGCAGGTCATAAACTGACTGTTAAAAATACATGGGGGATAATTGTCACTCCTCCGTGTTCAATAGACGATACACTTTTGATTCAGAAACTGAATAAGGGTGAAAACTGGCTAAATATATTAAGGAACATCCGTGATGAAAATTAAAAATATGGCTGCGTCTGGTCTGTCAGGTCGTATCTTTTACGGTACGATGGAAACCAGTAATGGTGGTCAGTCCGGGCGCTGGTTAGCCGGAAAACAGGACGTTACTGATATGGCGATCAAAGCCGTTGCCGAGCACTGCTATCAGACGGGTAATAGTTACAGTTGCCAACTCGTTACCGGGGAAACTATCACCCTGTCAGTTGAGGTGAGCAGACCATGAAACGACTGATATTACTGACGACTCTTACGCTCGCCGCTGCAGTAAACGGTGCGGAGTTAAAACGCTGTGACCTGACGATCACCCGGCTGAACTCAACGGACAGCATTACGCGGCCAGGTGGCGCAACTGTGGTTGATGATGTGGATCGGTTCGTGGTGATGACCAGCGATCTGACAAGCTGGAGCCTGAAACTTAACCGCTATGGGTTCGGCAAGTCGAAAGACGGTAAACGGATGTTCGTAAAAGACAACGGCAACTACACCGCGAAAGAAACACTGATTACCTTATCTGCAACAAACTGTCATCCCTTCTGAACTGCTGGCGGGGCGCTCAACCCCGCTGCATATCCGTGTAAAACTGCATAATCACATCATCCGGGAACGCGTTAAAATCACACTGCGGGTTCATCATCATAGCGAACGGTCGAACGTATTCGCGGATCTCCGGCGTTACCGTAGCCTGTGTGGTCATCGCGTTAAACAGCGTGCCTGTGCCTTCATAATGCTCTGTCAGCGTCACCATTGTTTCCAGCACATCAGAAGGCCATTCCCGATCGATATGGTTATGCAGCCAGTTTTCCGTAATGTTGTACCCGGTGGTGTTCCGGCGCAGAGTGTACAGCGCGTTATTGAAGTTGCCGCACAGCGTTTCAAACCGTTTCCAGACGTCGAAACCATAGCGGATCACTACATCCTTTTGACTCATTACCCGTGGCGTTGCGTCCGGTTTTGCCTGTGGTAAACCGTCGCGGATCACGCCGTCCATATAGTTCAGAACGTCAGGATACCAGCCGCTGTCGATCCGGTTCAGTACCCATGACTCAGTGACCCGGCGATTCAGTCCGGCGTTACGCAGCACGTCAACCGCCTTAAACGTCCCACCACACTGATCCCTGAACCGTTCCCAGACGTCATAGCCGTAGATCACCTGTTCAACTTCCTTATCCACCATCCGCAACTGCTGAAAATAATTATCGCTAAACCGACGATGAGGCAACGCAGCACGCAGGGTATCAACACTGACGCTTTTGTTCAGTACGTGCGGCTGCGCTGGCGGTTGTGTGGTGATGGCCACGGGGTTCAGATCCAGTTCCCCGCCCGTTACCGTACTGAGGATTAGATTTAACGTTTCTGCCCGTGGTAGCCGCTTTCCTGTCATCCATTCCGTAAAACGACCCTTGTTTACGTTGCAACCCATCATGTTCAGATAATTTACAGCGTTGTCTGCTGAACCAAAGTGACGAGCAAACTTATCGAATAAATTCATTGTTGTTACACCTTACCAGATGTGATTAGGTCAAGTTTACGCCTTATATGAAACAAGTACAACTCTTATATGCAACAGGATCAAAGTTGGCCTTGTTACAACTGGTAGGATGAAAGAGAAACCTTGTTACAACTGGTAAGCTGAAACATAGATTGCTAAAGTTCTATGTAAACCATCCAAGCATATCTGGTAAGCTAAAACTAAAAATCCTTATATAT